CGTGAACGAGATCGTCAGGTTCGTGCCAGTGGTCGAGGTCTGAACGACGCCCTGGAAGTGGGCGATCGTGGTGCCCGAGGGCGTCACCGTCGCGGCGAGGTTCTGGTAGTCCCCTGTCGCCAAGCCGCCCGACGAGGTGATCTTCAGAACCGGGCTGCCCGACACCCGGGCGTAGGTCATGCCGATCAGATATTTCGTGCTGGCCTTCACGCTGTAAATCTGCTGGCTGAAACCTTCGTTCGCAGTTGTTCGGAACGTGACGCGGAGCGCCTTCTTGTACCGGCCGGCAGACGGGACCGCGAGGCCCGGGGCCGTGATCGTGAGTGAGGTCGGCGTGCCGACGAGCGTCCAACCATCCGGTGCATCACCCGCGGTCGCAGAAGTCTTGACCTCGAAGCCGTTGTTTTTGAAGAGCTGTGGACCCGAGAGCTGCGGCTCAACCCAGCCGATCGTCTTCTGGGTACCCGCGGAGTCCATGAACGAGGTCGAGACGAGATGATTGTTAGCGAGCATCCGGTATCGGAGCCGCTCAAGCTCGTCCGTCAGAAGAGACGGGACCGCGGTGCCGCCGCCCAGGATGCCGCCCGTGTAGCCCGGGGTCGTCGCCGTCAGATACTCGGCCGCACTGTCCGCATGAGCATCCACGATGTCGGGCTGGATCTCCGCGAGGATCGAGTCGGGAGCTGGGTCCCGGCGTCGAAGTTGTCCTCATCGAGCGCGTTGACGGCGTTGATGATGGCGTCTTCGTTCGCGTTGACCTGAGTCGACGAGATCGTCGTGCCGGAGGAGTAGGTATACGGCTTGACTACTTGGGGCATCGTTAGACCGTCTGGTTCGCTTCGGCATCAGGCGACGGCCCGGATACGAAAGCTTCCTGTGTGAGTGATCCGATCCAGAAGGGCTCTCCCAGACCGTTATGCGTGAACCGATGGGCGATCGTGGGAGAACTGCCCGTGCCGAAGATCCGCTGTCGCTGGGTGTCGACCGTGCCGGCCCAGGTGTCCGTATCCCAGACGCCGGTGTCCCACACTGCCCCCGAGGTCGGCACGGTCAGCCGATGAAACGGCCCCGTTCTCGTGCCATCGTCGAAGACGTAGTTGTGGAGAACGCTGTAGGTCCCCTGTCCCTGCATGAGGACGTAGGTATCGCCGACGACCTTGGTCTTGGTCAGCAGCCCGTAGTCTTCGTTGGCTGTCTGGATCGCGACCGTGACGCGCGCACCCATGTCCGCGTAGGTATCCCGGGAGAACCGCATGACTCGGCCGGCCGTGTCGCCCAGGTAGATGTAGGGCTTGTCGTCCGAGCCGCGCGCGGCAGCGATGACGTTCGGGGTGATCGACGAGTCGAAATCCCAGGTGTACCAGCGGCACTCGTCGGGCGTGATCTGCTTCGCACCGCGGATGTCGAGGCAGAGGATCTTGTTCTGCGTCGTGCTCGATCCGGTCGCGACGAGAAAGAGGATGATCCCCTCATCGGGCCAGTAGGCGGAGGTCGTGTACTTGAGCCGGCTCTTGTTCAGCCCAGCGAACGTCTGGCGGATCGGCCAGGACAGGTACTCTTCGACTCGGTTGCCGTGGTCCTTGCTCATGGCGAGGGAGTGGATTCCGTTGTCGCTCATGTAGACCGCGTCGCCGATGTCCTGCCCGAGGTTCACGAAGGCGTGCTGCGAGACGCAGCCGATGTCGATCGCGTCGGACTGGGAGAAGGCGTCCTCGTTTCCGCTCAGCGCGAGGTTCGGCTCGAAAGGCACGATCCGCCGGTTCGTGAGGAAGAGGAGGAAGTCGCCCTTGTTGTCCGTGAAGGAGCCCCAGCCCGTGTTGTACTCGGCGCCGTAGGAGCCGGGTCCGAAATTCTGCCCGAGGGTCACGCCGGGGATCACGTTCGAGGCCGGCCAATTCGTCCCTGTCGCCGGATCGGTGCCCCAGTTCGCATAGCGCCCGGCCATCGGGTTGTCGTAGTAGGTCGTGCCGTTCAACCCGCCGAGAAAGATGAAGTTCCACTTGCTGAAGATGAACTGCGCGCCCGCCGTGATCGCGCCCGAGAAGGCCGTCATGTCGATCTTGGTGACGTTGCCCGTTCCGCTGCGGACCCACATATCGTCGACCGTGGCGGTCGGCTTCCCACCTACGGCGTACACCTTGTCGGCGAACGTCGTGAAGGACCAGCGATAGTCTGCTCCGGCCGTGATCGCGGGCGACCCGGTCTCCGAGAGGGCCGTGTTGTCGGTCGCATAGATCGACCCGCCTGCGGCCGTGAGGAGCTGCCTCGAAGTCGCCTTCGAGTACCGGTACTCGTAGATGCCCTGGATCGCGGGCGTGCCGGAGATCGCCGCGTCATAGTCGCCGTCATCCTGTTCGAGGGTCGGGCGAGTCCCGAGCATGAAGCCCTTGCGGGCGACATTCCGCGCTTCGACAAGATCGGTCGACTTGCGGCCGAGGGGGTGCTCTTCTTCGACAAGACCGCCCAGGCCAGCGACGTTCTCGGTCGTGACTTTGCGCTGCTGACTGCTCGCAGCCGACTTTGCAAAACCCTTGATGGGCATATCACCCGATCACCTTGCCCGGGAAGCCTTCCCGAAGCGCACTAAAGGCGTTGCCAGAGTCCCAGCTCCGAACGACGTGACGCCGAGCCGCGCTGCCGCCGTAGGCCATGTGCTTCGTCGAAGCCTGCGCCTGAGCCATGTCTGCGAAGTGGGACGCGGCGTAATCCCCGTCGATCGCCATCTTGACGATCGAGGTCGCCTGCCAAACGATGTCGTTGACGATGTCTGCCGGGATGCCGTCCCAGGTGTCCGTGCCGCTAGCCAGATCCGGGTGTCGGTAGTAGTAGCTGTACGAGATGATGTACTCGTCGTCCGGCACCGGCCAGACGATCGCGCGGAGCTGCGGATCGGGAACAGCATCCGTTCCGAGATAGGTCTCCCGGTCGAAGCCGCCCACGCTGAGAACCCGGGGCTGCCCAGACTCCAGGTGCGGACTCGGGATGCACTCGTCGAACTGTACGGTCGGGTCGAGCTGTGCAAGGGAGATGTCGTTCTGATCGAAAGACGCCCTGACCACCTCTCTCACGGTGTCGGGTAGGAGGTACTCGGCGTAGATCAGATCGCAATCTCCGTTAATCGAGTCCACACTGGAGATGGGCAGCGTCAAAAGAGCAATCGTGTCACCGGACGGAACCGGCACATACTTCGTCACGCGGATGGCCGTGTCCTCGAAGCCCGATACCCCAGTCAGAACGACACGCATGATCGTGTCATCCCGGAACTGGTCCGAGATCGCCTCTCCTGACAAGACATCCTCGATCGTCGCCAGATAGGGCAGCGCCGGGGCATAGTCGAACGTCGGGACCACGCTCCGCGAGGAAGCAGTTGCCTTCGTGAGAAGCTGCCCGTCATGGCGGAGGTCGAACTCCCAGCGTCTCGTGCTGAGAATGTCTTCCTTCGCCATGTTCAGGGCGTTCAGCGTGACGACGTGCTCGGGATCCAGCGAAGAGTACGACGCCGCCTCCGGCTGACGCCGGAACAGCATGACTCGGTTCAAGAGCTGGAGCCCAGTGACGCTTGCCAACTACTCGTCCTTCGGGGGCCGACCGGGGCCACGCTTGTTGAGGTTCTGTTCGAGCAGGTACTCAAGGCCCTTGGCGATCGTGGCCTGGGTCTCTGCCATCTCGATCAGCTTGTCGCTGTTCGGGTCGTACTTGTGGGTCGCGACATCCTCGGCGGGCTTGCGCGCGTCGAAGTTGATCTCGACGAGTCCACGGGACTCGCTGAAACGGTCGTAGGTCGCGGTGACGTACTCCAGCACGCCGGGGATCGGCTCAGCCGAGAGATCGGTCGCCTCGTTCCACGAGAACCACGTCAGCCAGTCCTTGTAGCGGCGGCTGAACTCATGCTGGGTGACGAGATTGCCGTCTTCATCAAGAGCCAGATCAGCGCGCTCGGGGAAGGTGTCGGCCACTTTCACGGTCTTGCCGTGGAGAAGCAGCGGTACGCCATCGACCTTGATGATCGCGTCCGACGCGAAGTGCTTCCTGAACGCCTTGTGGCGATAGGTGCTTCGGTCGTACATGACCTCGTGTCCCGCGGTCTGCCATTTCATGAAGTCGCTATTCTCAGCCACAAAGCCTCCTTGTTGAAGGGAAGAACGAGGGGGGCCGTTAGGCCCCCCTCTCGAACTAGACGTTGATCCAGGCGACGTGATGCTCGGTCGAGACACCCGCCAGCGAGACCATGGTGCCCACGACGAGGTCGTAGAGACCCGAGCCCGCTTCCGCGGAAGCGTCCACCGCACCAGCGGTCGTGCCGCTCGGGACGAGCGGCGTACCAACAGCCGGCGTGCCGTTCATGAGAACGGAGACGAGGCCCTTGTTCTGGAGCCAGAAGAAGACCGGGGTCGTCGAACCAGCCCCGATCGCAACCTGAGTCACACCGGCAATCCGCTGCGTCTGGTTGGCGTCCGCGATCTGAACGTCGTTGTAGTGCGTCACGACGGTCACGGTCGTCGAGGTCGTGATAGCGACCCGGAGCGGCTCAATGACGACCGTGAGGGCCGTACCCGCGGTCAGCGCGGGGTTGCCCAGGATCTTGTACAGCGTGCCCTCGCCGGTGTCGTCGTCGATGTTGAGAAAGTCTCCGAGGAGCTGATTCTCAACATAGGTCGTCGAGCCGGGCAGGGTGATGTTCAGGATCGTCGAGCCAACCGCCAGCGAGCCCGTGGTCTGCGTCGGGATGACGCAGAGGTCCGTGTTCGTGCTGACTTCGTTGAACTTGCAGAGCTTGCCGGTCGCGATCGCAGAACCGCGATTAGCGACGTAGACATACTCTCGACCATCAGGCAGAACAGCGGTCGTTCCGGGGTGATGGAGGGGGACCGTCTTGGTCTCGTAGATCGACTGCCCGGAAGCAGTACCGGTTCGGAGAATAGGGTTCGTGTAGGACATTTCTGTTCTCCTCTCCTTAGGCCGTCTGGCCGGTGATCTTGTTGTTGAACTTGCGACCGTCGCAGACCAGATTGCCCTGGAAGATGATCTTCACGCTGAAGGCATCCTGGAACGCCTGCTGCATGACATCGCCCATGTCGAACAGCGCACCTTCCGCATACGCACCGTAGAGGGTGTCCGTATTGACGAAGTAGGTGTAGCCGCTCGGGCAGTAGGGATCGTGGAAGATCGGGGCCTCACGGAAGGTCAGCTTCGAGAAGCCGAGCTGTCCGGTCATCTGATCCGACGTGAAGCGGACCTGCGGGACGAGGCTCGCCTCGTAGTACAGATACACGTCGTCGGTCGTCAGGATCGCGTTCGGCCGGATCGAGCCTTCCTCAGCATTCAGGAACGCCTTGCGGAAGTTCGCGATACCGGTCGTCGCAAACGAGCCACCCGCAAACGACACGGAGCCCGGAGCCGTACCCTTGGCCGAAAGACCGCGGGAAGCCCACTTCGTGTAGTTCGTGACGTCGAGGTTCTGAAGGGTCGACGAAGCCGAGATGATCGTGTCGATCGACGTGATCGCGTTGGCCGGCGTGATGGTCGTGAAGATGTCCGAAGCCACCATGTCGACGAGGCCACTCATGGCATCGCTGTACTTGTGGGTCCAGAGATCCGCGAGCTGCGCCGAACCGCGGTTGTTGCGACGATCGAAGTTGCTCATGATCGCCGTAGCGCCATAGAGCTTCCAGTTCGCCCGCCCGCCGCGGATCGTATCGCTCGTATCGAC